CCATAGAGTCTTTGTTATATGTTTGCTCTTGAGAAAGATAAACGCCTCCCAGCTGTGTTACAATCGGACAAGGAATCAAAGCCTCTCCATTTTTATTAACTATATTGTTTGTTTGTATATAATTCAACCCCATCACGTTAAGCGAATACGTTTCTCCGCTCTTTTCCGGCTCGATAACGAGTATTTCACCGGCTCCTACGGCATAAACCTTCCCCTTCGTTACGCTGCCTTCCACTGTTTCAAAATAAACAGCTCTTATCTCCTGTCCCGTCGGGGAAAAAAGGGTAAAAATTTGTGATGCTGATTTCAGCACCGTCTTCCGTTTTATACGCCGAAATGGAAAGCGCCCCGGAAGCATTATAAGCGAAATGAATAACGATTTCCGCTTTATCCGTCCCGTCATCAGAAAAATCGACGACGCCACTCCATGTTCCCGCCGGCGTTTCCCCGGCAGTAAAGGCTTTTTCCTGCCTCCACCCCTTCCGTTTACGGTTCACGCCGTTGCGATTGATGAGATTGCGCATATCCGTCGCGTGCTTATAAGACAAGTTCAACGGCGAATGCACGGTATCCAACCCTTTGAAGTCACGCAGCGTAACGACACTTCTGTCCTTTTTGTCAACGTTGGTATTAAGTCTGAACATTTCAATACCCCTGTGAATATACTTCGTCTATCCCCGCCTCAACATTCTGCTCTTGCGCCCAATACTCCGCGAGCATACCTTCAAAAATATTGCGCGACTGCGTCGCAAGTTCCGGTTCGTCAAGTTCATATACATCAGCCTTAACAAAATAAGGGATGATGCTTGCCAGCTCGTCCGGCAGCGGGATCTCCGTCGCGTCATCCGTCACAGACGTTATGACGGGCATACGCGGTTCATACAGAAAAGTGACCGTATTGCCCCTATGTAAATTGAACAAGACGACGCTTGTCCCCTCAAAAGTATATGGATAGTTCCCGCAATACCCGCTTTGGCTTTCGACAACTACGCGGCGAAGTTTAGAAAAATCGGAGATAAGCTCATTCAAAGCATATTTCGCAATATATTTGTTTTCTGCGAGAGTCTCTGCCGTATAACTCTGCTGCGGGATGACGCCTGCAGATTTTATACGGTTCAATGCCCGCGTGATTGAGGGAGGCATCTGCGAGAGAAAAACTTTGTAATTATCATCGGAATACAATTCGGGCAGGATCTCCGGAGAAATATCCGTATCATTTATCCCCATAAGTTTCAGCGTCTGAATTTTGATGTCCGCAACAGTCATTTATATATCTCCTGTCTTTTGCCGTTTGCAGGATTTGAACCCGCTTAATTTCCTTGAACGGCATAAAGCGGTGTGTACAAAATTTATACACACCGCTGCCGGCATTAAATAATGCCCGCCTGTTCCAGCTCATGCGCAACGATCTCGGGCACCTCGACGCGTTCCCCGCGATTGATACGCCACTGATATCCGTTGATAATGACGGGGACGACAGGCTCCGCCCCCTCTACCTGCGGGATCTTGATCATGCGCTTCGGCATTTTGCGGACTTCGTCCCCAAATACTTTTGCCATGCGGTCAAGCTCCGCATCCGTAATTTTAGTTACGGTCTCTTCTGTCTGCGCCTTCTGCGGGCGCGTAGCCTTTGCCTCCATAAAAATACTCCTTTATGATTTTTTAAGCGGAAACGGCGCATTCATACCGCACGACAGCGAGATTGTCGAGGATCGTGCAGGCGAACATCGTCTTCCAGCCTTCCGTCGAACGCTGATTGAGCGGATCGGCCGTGCCCGCACTGCCCGTGGGCTTGACGATGATGCGAGGTTTCGTCGCACCCTGCCCTTCGACATCGGCCATACCGAACGCACCCTGTCCGAAGCACAGCGCGCAATGCGTGTCAACATACGCAGAACTTGCACCCTGATCTTCTTTTATGAGGAGGTTCGTCGTTTCGATGAATTTCACGCCGAATAGCTTGCCGATTTCGCCTTCGTAGATCGCTTCGCCGCCGCGATTATACTGGTTGACCGTCTTCCAATCCGCATCGTTCTGCAGATCGAAAGCGATCTCCGGGTCGATGATGCAGATGTAATACCCGTTGATGGGCTTCACGTTGTTCTTTCGCAGCGTGCGCACCATCTTCCGCACATCCGTACCGTTTATGACGTCGGCCGCAGCGATGGTCTGTGCCGTCTTTCCGTTCGCATACTGCACATTCGTGCCCTTGCAGAATGCGTCGCGCATCACGGTGTCGATCGTCAGCCCCGCCTGCTCGCCGAGCACTTCCGCGCCTTCGGTCAGCACGGGGTCGATGCCTACAACGTCGATGACGTCGGAAAACTCGATGAAATCGCCGTACTGTTTGAGCGTTGCCTGCACCTGCGCCATAGTAAGCGCATTGCCTGCCGGCGTCACGCCTTCCGTCAAGGCCGTCGTGGCGGGCGCGAGCGAGTTGAATTTGCGCCAGTTGATCTTGTTCCCGCCGTGACGGGGAATAACTCCTTTCTGCGCGAACTTCGCGAATACGAGGCTCGGAACCAAACGCTTGAGAAGCGTCTTATCATAGAAAGTCTGCGCTTCAAGCGCCACCTGCGTGGTGGAACCGGCGTTGTCGATCCAGTTATCCGCCGCGTTTGCCGTGCTTTTTACATTTGCTGTGGTCTGGGTTGCCATAATAAAAAATCTCCTTGATCAAAAATGTTTTAATTCCCCCCTTTTTGCGCGGGCGATTGCGTCTTCCATTTCGGCATCCGTCAAATCTTCGACGCGCTTTTTCGGAGTAAATTCTCCGGGCTCACCAAGAGAGGCAGGTGAACTCAATTTTTTGGCATACATTCTTTCGGCTTTATCATGCGCTTCGCCGTCAAAAATGTCGCGTATCGTGTTGTAGCTCTCGTATATGTCTTTCAGAGGCACTTTGCCGACCATTTTCTCCGCAAAAGCTGAAAAAGTTTCATCCTGTAATAGTTCGTTCAGTGCTTCGTCCGTAACTTCGGGATGCGCTTTTTTGAACTCCACACGATCTACGGCATACCAGTCCGTCTCTTTCGCTTTTTCTGCGGCGGCTTTTACCTCTTCTCTGCGCTTCGATGCTGAATATTTTGCATAATCCATGACGGGATCGCCACCGGATTTTTCGATCTCCTTCATGGTGAGATATGTTTGGAGGTCAATATCATCCTCGATCGGCGAATCTGTATACGGATTTTTACCTCCGAGGCCCTCTTTAAGGCCTTCCATCTTCGCCCGGCGTTTTACCTCTTCAAGCTCTCTCGCTCGCTGTTCGGCTTCTCGGCGCTTCTGCGCGTGCATCGCACGCTGTTCTCTGCTCTGTTCTTTCCGTGACTCTGCGGGCTGTTTTTGCGGCTCTGCCGCCCCGCTGTCCTCGAATTGAACGTCGTTTACATCTTCCGCAACCGCAGCGGGTGTTGCGGGGGCTTCGGCCGCCTTTGCGTCCTCGGCATTTGTTTGCGCTGCTCTCTGTTCCTCGTCGGACATTGTTGCTCCTTTGGCATTTTTACGCTCTTTGCCGTGCGGTAGTATTGGGTGTTTGCGCTACCCCTGCGTGTATCATATCGGCCATCGTTTGCGCCGCTCCGCGCTCGGCAAGTATCTCGCTGTTCGCCTGATTTATCTTTGCCGTATATTCCGCCTGGAGCTTCGCCAACGCAGCTTTCAACCTGCTGTTCTCTTGAATCGTACCGAGAATATTATTTACTATTTCACCCTGTCGCTTGATAACATCCTGTGCTTGCACAAGCTGCGCCTGCGATTGTTCAAGCTGCTGTGCGAGGATATTTGCTTGCGACTGCTCCTGCATATCCAGTTTTTCAAGCAACTCGTCTTTGTTCGGCAGAAGCGTCGACGGATACATCTCCAAAAAAGTACGCAGACCTATGTACTTTGCGGACAAAAGATTTTCCAGGATCTGCAGCGATGCGATTTCGCTGTACTGCGACGCAGCACCCGCCTCGATTGTTATATCAAAATCTATATTTCGGAACTCTTTCCCGTTAAAAACTTCTTTTATCCTTTCAGGCTTTGTGATCTGATCGAGCATTTCATTCGTCATCTCACCCGACTGAACCTGCATTTCGGCGGCGACCCGCAATTCTTCGACACTGATTTCCGTTTCGTACTCCTTGTCTTCGTAGTCGAGGACATAATACTGCATCTCTACGCGTGCCACACGCTCGCGGAATTTTTTATACCGCTTTGCCAGTTTGTCGATAGGCTTCTGGGCCTGTTGCTGCAGATAAGCTATGCTTGTTCCCGACTGATTTTTACCGAGAACCTCGCCCGTCATGACCTCCGTCGAACCCGTAACCGTGCGAGTCATGGTCATGATATTGTCGTTTAGATTGAATGCCGCTGCATTAAACGGCGCTTTGTTCAACGTATAAAATCCGTTCCCGCTGCCTTTATATTTGTCGATAAGTACCTTGCTCGGGTCGTTTGTGATCTTCGCTCCGTACGGCAGTGCACCTTCCTTTGCGACGATCGTTCCGAACCCCTGATCTTCCACCGATTTTGACATCATCGCCGCATTAAAGTTGACAGTGCGATTGTTCGGGATGATCGGTTCCACTTCACCGCGTCCGTAAATGCTGTATTTTCGGGACTTATATTGATATACCTCGATTGGGTAAAGGTACGCATGATATTCGTTTTGCCGCTCTTTTTCAGGTTTATCCTGCAAAGTCGTATCGCTGTCGACGCTTTTGTCTTTATCCCGCTCTTTCATCTTTTTGCGGGTAATATCCGGATTCAATGAGCGCGCGGGCTGGACAAGTGCCCCTTTGGTCGCTTTCTCAAAATATACTTCGTTATCTTTGCGGAAATAACGCGTGTAGACAGTCACCATGCCGCTGCCCTGCTGCTCCTGGATCAGCGTGCCGTTCGTGAGGTCACTGTCATCCGGCTTGATAAGCTCTCGCTGACTTTTGTCCTCGCACATCGCTCGTACAGCCGAACATTCCGCTCTGGTTTCAATGATCACCCATTTTTGCAGCTGGATATTCTCGCATAACGGGTTCTGCACCGTTACGGCGCGAGCCTCGATCATTTCGCCGCGCATTCCGCCTTTGAACTCGCCCCTTATGCCTACGGCTTCCGCATCCCAATAAAAATGGACAAAAGCACAACCCTCGATCGCCGCACGATTCACGCACTCTTCGTACAATCCATCTATTGCCATTTCTTTTTCGATACTCTCGTGAAAATCCGTCAGCTTTTGGGCGAGTTCAGGCATTTCCGACGATTGAAACACGACTTTGAGCGGCTGCGCAAGTATACCGGCCACTTTATTATTAACGATCATTTCCGTCATGTTGAATGTAGCGCGCGGCAGGGCCTTTGTCTTCCCGGTTACATTCCCCCATTGCCGTCCCTCATAAAAATCCGTACAGCGCTGGATCGTGTCATCCAACAGAATGGAATCCTGGAAAGACTTTCCGTTCCCATGCTCGGCTATAATATCCCCGACTACATCTTGCGGTTTGTAGTCTTTTTCGAGGCTCGTTATCATTTACTATCCTCCCCGTATTTCCAATCAGCAATAGACACATCGCTTCCACGGGCGCCAAAAACTTCCCCGTAAACGACGGAGAGTTTATCGTCAATCTTTTTGAGAATATCCCAAAACTGCTCGTTCGCCTCTTTCAATTTCTTATTCTCTTCTGTTAAAGCGCGTATCTTTTCTTCCTGAATTCTGATTCGCGCATCCTGCGCCGAAAACGCCTGCGAAACGATCTCCGTCAGCATAGGCATTTCGTCTTTTTTCGTTTTACCAAACATAAACACTCCTTTATTCGTCAAAAAACATAGCGCTCATATAATCATCGCTGAACTCTTCTTTGTACTCGCGGGGGCCATCCTGCAATGCAAACGGCAATGCTTCTTGCTGTTGTTCTTCGGGCAGAGCCGCCGGATATGTCCACGAAATGGCGAAGTATCGAAGCGCGTCCGGCGCGTGCGTCACTTCGTGAGGCTCTGTCGCTGCATCGTTGATCTTTTTTTCGTCATACTGCAAAAGAGGCAACGTGCGTATCAGGTTCGGACAAGTACGGAAAATTTTCAATCGCGCCGTCTTTACTTTCGTCCCATCCGGTTGCAATCGCTCCTCTGTTTTCAAAAGCTCCTTTACTGCAAGCCAGCCCGAAATTCGGTCGTTATTCGCTTTATCAAGCGCAAGTCCTGCTTCGTCGAATAATAGCGCCGTAGACTTGCCCGTCGAGCTCTGTGCGTTCCATAAATCGGGCGGAGCGATGCGTGAATATATCAACTCTCCGCGCTCTTCCCGTTCCCGTATCTTTTTCACTGCTTCCGATACGATTACGCCCGCTTCATATAACTCACGATACACATATGCGATGTTATCGGGAGAGATAGCTATCCAGTAATGCGCTAACATATCCAGGCCGTAGTCCATAGCGGTATAGCGCACCCACCCGTCGGGAATCGCGAACGGTTCACAGACATGGATATCCTCTCGGAACTCCGGGAAATACTGTCCGTCGAAAACATTCCAATCCCCTTCCAGCCACGCACGCCTCATGTTTTCGGGCAAGTTCTCAAGCATCTTCACATAGCCTGTATCGGTCTCAAGCAAAGCCTTATTATCATAGACGCGGGCCGGAATGAATACGTAATCGTTCGGGTTTTCGCTTCCTCTGTACTGCCGGTCGATAAATAAACGCTTTACCCAAGCATGCCCGACGCCTCCGGGGTTGCAGGTCAGATACATCCGTTTCGGAAAACTGTTTGCACCACGCAAACACGCCGTAAGGATGTTAAACTGAAATTCCGTAAATTGCGTCGCCTCGTCGAGGAATATAACGTCATATTCCTGTCCTTGATATTGAAGAACATCGCTTTCGCTGTCCAGATAACCGAGCTTTAAGCGGGAACCGTTCGGAAACTCGAATACTTTATCGCCCTCTTTGTACACGGCGATATCTTTCAGCAGCTTTCGGAGCGGCAGAACATGGTTCTCTTTCAGTTCGGGATATGTACGCCGTAACAGCAACTCACGAATACCGGGAAATCGAAGTGAAAGCAAGGATGCTTTTGCCCGTACCGCCCAACTTTTACCACCGCCGCGCGCACCGCCGTAATCTATGAACCTTGCTCGTGCCCGTAGGAACTCTGCCTGTTTCGGGTTCGGGGCTTCAAGACGCAATTCAGCCACTGAAATCCTCCGTATCCTTATCCATTACGACGCGCACAGTACTGTCTATCTCTTGTTTATCGGCAGGCTTCTCGCCTATGGTGTCACGAATCGTGGTAAAAGCAGTAATATCTCCCTTCTTCGCCCTTTTGACTATGGCTGCGACGATGGATTCTCGCAAAGTCATGCCGTCTTCGCCGGGAGTATCAAGGATCGCCAATAAAGCCTCTTTCATTGTCTTCCTGTTCCTGCGTGCTTCCCCCGATGCTTTCCCCGCTTTTCGAGCACTCTTTACCCGCTCTTCGGGCGTTAATTCGGCGTTCGATATTAAATTTTTGGGATTCCCCCGTGCCATATTTATCACCTGGAGCTTTATTTTTTATGAAAAAAGCGCCATGCTATTGCAAGACGCTTGTGTGCTGACCCGCCGAAAAGGTGTTGCAACGGCGGGCTTGGAGAAAAAGATTAAGGAAAAACGTCAGGAAACGCCTTCCGTGTGATCTTTTTTGATGATACCATTATAGCATACTTAAAACTATCATCTACTATCATCTTTCCAATCCGCCGCAAGTTTTTTGATTGCTCGTTCAGCAATTCGATATGGATGGGCTTCTCCGTAGTGATGTTCTTGCTGAATGTACCGCCATGATTTATTCATCATGTATCGGTCTATGATGATGGATTGTTCCGTCTCGGAAAGAGCTGACAAATGTTCCGATATATAATCCTCGGTCGAAAATGCTTCCGCCATAAGTGCTTTATAACGTCTCTCCAGCCTTTCTCTGTGCTCGATAAATCTTTCTGCGGCAGGCTCCTTAACGCCGCCCTGAACCGCTGCGCCTCCGTAATCACGCCCGTTGAGGCAGTCTATCTGTTCCCGCGCTTCCTCTATCTGCCGCTGTACGGAACGCATGAGCCGCTTCTTTTGTTTTAAGCCGTCCAGCATCTTTTTCATCTCTTCGTATGTCATATCTGTACCTTCCTCTCTATCGTCTTCTTCTGCG